GGAATTATTAGTTGATTACGACATTGACTTATTCTTCACAGACCCCCCGTATGGGGTTAGTTACGCCGATAAGAATGCCTTTCTGAATGCGATTAGCAGGGGCAATCGCATTCAGACCCCAATAAACAACGATCACAAATCACTTATAGAAATGAAAGAGATATGGCTTAAATCATTCAACAACGCCCTTAACGTAGCAACAAAAGGAGCAAGTTATTATATATGCAGCCCCCAAGGAGGGGAGCTGATGATGATGATGATGATGATCCTGGAAGCAGGATGGGAACTTAAACACACCATCATCTGGGTAAAAAATAACCACGTCCTCGGCAGAAGCGATTACAACTACAAACACGAACCCATAATATATGGATGGAAAGAAGGGGGGCATAAATTTTATTCTAAAGGTAGTGAGGTATCAGTTTGGGAAATAGATAAACCCCACAAATCAGACCTCCACCCCACCATGAAACCCATCGAACTATGTGCCAGAGCCATCAAGAACAGTAGTCTTGTTGGGGATAATGTCCTTGACCTATTCGGAGGCAGTGGCAGCACACTCATCGCCTGCGAACAACTACAACGCAACTGTTACATGATGGAACTTGACCCCCACTACTGCGACGTAATAATCACCCGGTGGGAAACCTTCACCGGACAAAAAGCCACCAAGATAAGTTGATTTTTTATGACCAAATTCGACCCTGACACTTGCCACAAAATCATCCAAGCACTCGAAGCCGGCAACTACCGGAAAACCGCCGCAGCACTAGCCGGCATAGATGAAACCACACTAGTCCGATGGATCAAAAGAGGCCGCGAAAGCAAATCCCGGGGCAAATACTACCAATTTTACCAATCAGTAAAAAAGGCTGAGGAATTCGCCAAAGCATACCACCTCCAGCAGATCCGGAAGGCTAGTGAGAACGGTTCATGGCAGGCCAGTGCCTGGTATTTGGAGCGTAAGCATCCCAATGAGTGGGGGCGGCAGCAGCGGATTGATATGAAAGCGGATGTTAAATCCAAAGTAGAGGGAGCCATAACTACTAAGATAATATTCGACCCATCCATCCAGCAGCAGATACTTAGTGAAGAGGATTATAACATTGGAACCACAGACTGATGCCTTGTTCCTTAATGATTTGTACCTATTTTATCGTTATTTTGTTACTATCCCCCAATTCAAGACCGGGGCCAAACCGGCGGGTCATATCAAGGAGTTATCAAGGCACTTGATGGCTTTGAAACTGGGATTACTGGATAAGCACCTATGCGTATCCATGCCACCAAGGCACTCCAAGAGTACGATGATCACGTTGGCCTACCCATTATGGCTATTATTCCAGGACCCGGACCTGGACATACTAATCGTAAGTAACACTAAGGAGTTGGCTGAGAAGTTTGGACTGGATATCCGGGAGTTGATTCAGACTCATGGAGCCTACTTCAACATTTACCTAAGTGATGTTAAGCATTCATCCAGTCATTTAAAGTTTTGTACTAAGGATGGCCGACTCTACCGTGGCAGTATCCGATTAACCGGAGCTAGTGGGTCAATAACTGGCCAGGATGCGGATTATATTATCGTTGATGACCCTTATAAAGGCGAGGAAGACGAACTCACACCCACCGCATTACAAAAGAAGGTTAACTGGTTCCTCCGGATTATTATTCAACGGTTGGAGCCACAAACACGTTTATTGGTTTTGCATACCCGGTGGCATAGCCACGACCTATCAGGCTACTTAGAGGACAAATTATCACACGATTATAAGTTTATCACATTCCCCGCCATCCTACCAGATGATACCCCACTATGGCCGGAACAGTACACATTAGCAGAACTCGAAAACAAAAGAGCCACGATGGGTGACAGGCTATTCAGCAGCATCTATCAACAAAAACCATTAGACGAAACCAGTGACTTCTTTGACCTTGACAAGATCAAGTATGAAGGACTCCAGCCTGGTGAAGAAATAACCCAACGAGTAAGAAGCTGGGACATATCCAAGGGTGATACATTACATTCAGACGCAACAGCCGGAGCATTAATGGCCTTAACCAACAAGGGCCGGATTGGAATAACCCACCTGGTGCATGGCCGGTACAGTAATGAGACGAAACAAACCCTCATCAACACCGCTAATAGTGACACCATGAACACTCCTATCCTCATTGAGACCGGAGTCGCAGCAGCTGGTGACCTACTATTCACAGAGTGGAGACAACAACTCACAGGCCACCGAGTATACCGGAGTAAGGCGATTAAAAGTAAACCGGATCGGGCCACACCCCTAAAAAACGGGATACTTGACGGATTATTTTTCATAGACCTCCCACCAGAGCAGGTGGAATTAATTAACAGTGAACTAAGGAGCTTCCCGGATGGAGTTCATGACGACATCATAGACGCAACAGCTTATGGTTACATCTACCTACAAAAAAGGTTACGGGGTAAACGAGAAGTACGGAGTGCCTTATTACATACTGGCCGGAGACGATAACGGATGAAGAGTTACATATACACAGATCGGGGCCGATTAGTAAGGCCAGGAATACTAGAAAAATACTCAATAAAGAGTAGCAACAATGGCAGTCAACAAATACCCGAAGACCCCTTCACCAGCACCTACGGGGCACGTGGAATAGTAGAACCCTTATATAACCCCACTCAACTTGTCACCCTAACTGAAGTCAACGTCTACCACAACCGGTGCTGCAAACAAAAAGCCCTAGACGTAGCCGGCAGTGGATTCAGTATCCAACCCACCACCAAAGGCAAAGGGTCAGAGGCCAACAAAAAGAAGTTAGAGGACTTCTTTAAAAACCGAGTACCCCATGGGACATGGCAGAAAGCCGCCCAGGACTTCGAGGAAGTAGGATACGCCGGCATAGAACTCGTAAGGTATAATAACAACCCTAAAGCCGAACCCAAAACCGCCGTCTACATACCCGCCCACACATTCCGGATCCATAAGGATAAAACCAAGTTTCTCCAGGAGAGGGGGACCGGTAAGGTCTGGTTCAAGAACATCGAATATGAGGGTGAGATTGATAGTAACACCGGGGATTCATTTAACACTGATGCTCCACAAAGCCCGGAGGCATTGGGCCGGAGAGCGAATGAATTATTATACTTAACCAACCACACTGCCCGTTCTGATTATTATGGTTTCCCAGATAGCATCCCCGCTATTCCTACCATGTATGGTGAGCAAGGACGAGCCACCTACAATGTAGCCTTTTTTGAGAACTATGGTATTCCTACTTATGCTATCACGATTACTGGTGACTTTGATGAGGGGGAGCGGGATGAGACTAGTGGCTTAACATTATTGGAGGAACAACTCCAGGAGCAACTCCAATCTATCCAGGAGAACCCTCACAGTACAATGGTTATATCAATCCCTTCACGTGATGGGTTAGAAAAAAGCAACGTGGGAGTGGAGTTCCAACCATTATCCACGGAGACTAAGGATGCCAGTTTCCGTTTGTATCGGATGGATAACCGGGATGAAGTCATAACCGCCCACGGCATGGACCCCTACCGAATCGGAGTCATGCAAGCCGGATCACTCGGCGGAAACACCGCCATCGAATCCAAGAAGAACTATAAGAACGGCGTAATCCAGCCCCGACAACAACTCTGGGAGGATGCTATTAACCGGTATATCGTTGAAGGTGCCTTCGGTATTACTGATTACAGGTTTGTTTTTAACCCGATTGACTTAGAGGATGAAGAGAGCGACCTGGCCATTATGAAGGACTTATTCCAGATGGCAGCTGTCACACCAAGTCAGTTGATTAAAACCTTCGGGGAACGCTTCGGATTAGAACCAGTGGAGCACCCGGCCCTGGATGCTCATTACCTTAATGGGGTTCCTATTGATTATACTCCTGAAACTCCTGTCCCTGTGGATGTGGTGGAAACCCTAAAGAATCTACGTGATGGAATACTGAAGGAGGTGGCACGTGAAAACAGAGACAGCCCTGAAGATAGCACAATTAGTGGACGACTCATTAAGAAGCTTAAAGGCACCCTCACAACCTAACCTTTACACCCAACCCATCCACCATGCAGCTGCTAAAGCTGACACCCCCGCTATCACCGAGAACATAAAACTATTCAGGCGGGTCATGGAACGGATCGAAGCCGATGTGGAAGACCTCGCCACCAACAGCAAAACACTCGTGGAGTTCCGGGAACGCCTCGGAATCTATGTCCAAGCCAACCCCATGACCACAGAGGCTAATATGCCCTTTTTTATGGAGGCGGTGAACGGGGTGGCCGCGGAATACATGAGCCGGGTTAAGTCACTTCCACCGGGTGGTACTCAGGAATTAACCAAAGAGATTATCCGAACCCGGACCATGGACCACTTAACTAAACTGGGCAGTGATACCACCAGCCAACTAAGGAACACCCTTGAACAAAGCATCAACAATCAGAAGGGTATGCGGTATGCCAGGGATGAGATGGCTAAGAACATCGAAGGCATGACCCGGAACCGGGCTGAGGTTATAGCCCGAACCGAGACCGTTTATGCCCGGAACCAGGCGGAGCTTGTTAAGGCGGAGGCTAAGGGTAAGGAATACTTCATTGTAGTGTCCGCTGGTGATTGTTGCGAGGACTGTTATGAAACCTATGATGGTAACACCTTTCATGTCCCGGAGGATGAGGATATGCTACCTCCATTGCATCCTAATTGTCGGTGTACGGCGACTTTCTTCCGTACTGAGGAACAAGCTGGTGAGATGGCGGATGAAACAAGCAAGCCACGAAATGAAGAGGGGTAAGGTTTTTTTATGAAGTTTTTATTCCTTTGTGGGGCTGTGGTTGCTTATTATTACTTCTTTTATTGTTTAACTGAATATGTGAGGTGAATTTTATCATGGAATTGATTGTACTGAAAGATGATGCTAAACGACTGGTAACGGGGCCGGTGGTTATCCCAGATTGTCCGGATTGTGACTACCCTCGTGGCGAGAAACTACTGAGTGTGGATGAGATTGAGGATATGGTCCACTTCTACAACACCCAAAGCCAGTTGTCTGATGAGATGCACGTCTACGGAGCCACACAAAAAAGTGTGGGGGTTGCGGTGGAGAATTGGACACTCAAAGAACCCCTCACCACCCGGAACACCCAGGGCCAAACCGTAACCCTCCCAAGGGGTACGTGGATGACCACCATTAAGGTGACCGATGACGACACCTGGCAGAAGATACAGGACGGCACTTATAAAGGATTCAGTGCATCCTACATGTCGAAGGACGCTGCCGAGGAAGTATTAGCTGCTAAGCGTACTTTGATTGCTGACTTGGTGGATCCGATGCCTGTGACGGTGTCGATTGTGGATGAGCCGTGTGTCTTCGATGCCCTATTTTGCAGTATCAAAAAAGAGGATGAAGGTGAGGATGAGGTTGATAAGGCTGGTCGGCGATTCAGCAACGCCACACTAAAAAAGATACAAGGAGCATTCGAAAGTTTACAAAACCTCATAAATGAAGCCCTCACAGAACGGGGGCAGATTGAGGCAGATAAAAATGTATTGGAGGATTTTGATATGGATGAAGAACAATTAACAAAATTAGTTCGTGAGGCCGTTAAGGCTGAATTAGAATTACAACGACAAGAAGATGAACCCGGAGCTGAAGAGGAAGTGGAAGAGGAAACCGTTGAGGAATCTGAACCAGAACCCTCAGAGGCTGAAAAACAATTAGCAGAAGCCCAGGCCGAAATAGAAGCCCTTAAAAAGAAACTCGGAGAAGGCGAAAGCCAAAAGATAGAAGGTCAAGATGAAGAAAAACCCGAAGCACAAAAAGACCGGGCACTCAAATTTGAATTCGAGGACCGGGACGCATTCGGGTGCAAAATACAC